TAGCAGAAATCCCATATATGAGCAAGCGTTTTGCATTAAAACGTTTCTTAGGATTAAGCGCAGAAGAAATGCAGGAAAACGAAATGCTATGGCGTCAAGAAAACGTCATGGGAGACACTGGATCAGCACAAGGACCAGGACAAGAAATGCGCGGGGTTGGTATTACTCCAGGAGGAATGCAAACTGATCTTGATGCATTAGGCGGAGATGATATGAATCCAGATGTTCCACCACCAGGAACAGAGTCACAAGCAGGTGCCCCAGGTACTCCAACTGCACAACCAGCGGCCCCGGCAGGCGCACCTCCGCAATAAATAACATTACTATGTTTTTACGCGAATTCATGTATTTTAATAAAGATTATAAGGGCACTGATGATTTTGATTCAGACCTTATTGACGACAAGCGTTATATTCCAGAAGATGATAAAGATGTCATTGAACTGGATGATACACGCAAAACTCGCTTGACTCTTAAACAAATCAATCAAATGCGTAAAAACTATGAAGCTCACATGTCAGAAATAGCTGAAGAGAGCGAACTCATACAGGCGCAATACGCAACTCCTGTACAACAACCCCAATAAAATTTAAAATTTTTTAAGCGAATTTGACAAAAAGACGTCTTTTTGGCATATTTCTGCTATATAAATTATCTACGCTGTAAATATACTCGACAGCCTTGCCTACATTTAAAGGAGATCTTGCAATGCAATCAAAATTTGAACAACTGCTTGACTATCTAGTCAACGAAGAACATGACAAAGCGAACGAACTATTCCATGAAATCATCGTGGAGAAGAGCCGTACGATTTATGAGAATTTAATTTCTGAAGAAGAAAAAGCTGAAAAAGCAAAGAAAGAAGAAGAAGATAAAACTGAAGAATCTTTCGGAATGCCAGGTTCAGAACAAGTAATTGAAATTGGTGGAGACCCAAGTGATGACATGATGGGTGACGTTGCCATGGATATGGGTGACGAAGAAGGTGACGAAATGGATTTTGGTGGTGACGAAGAAGGTGACCACGACGAAGAACAAGACGATAGAATCGAAGACCTTGAAGATGCACTAGCCGAACTAAAAGCTGAATTTGAAAAGCTAATGTCTGGCGAAGAAGGTGAAGAAGAAGGCGGAGAGGAAGAAGAAGGTGAAGAGGAAGAAGAAGGTGAAGAAATGAACCTTCGTGAATACACCGAACAAATTGGTGGTAAGCAATACCAACAATTTGGTAAGATGGGCGACAATGGCGAAAATACAAAAAGTATCGTAGCTGGTGAAAACCGCATGGGCGGAACAGCATTTAAACTAGGTGCTGGATCTGATGAAAAGGGCGGTACAGAAGGTGGCCTACTAAAGCCAAGCGCAAAGGACCTAAATTCAGGTAACGTTAACGTTCCTGGTGGTACAAATGCCAAGCAGTTCTTTAAGAAGGACAGCAAAGGCCATGGCGCAGAAAAGAAAGGTAGTGGTGAGAGCGCAGGCAATACAAAAAGCCCAGTAGCTCCTAGCCACGCCAAGTAATTAGGAAAAGTGGATGAGCCTATTATTACGCGAAAGTTTGTCTTTTGATCAGGCTCGATGCATAGTCGAGTCTGATGATAAAGATGGTAAAAGTCTTTATATGAAAGGCATTTGCATTCAAGGTGGAATACGCAACGCAAATCAGCGAGTGTATCCTGTTGATCAAATAGGCAACGCTGTCAAAACGTTAGTTGATCAAATCAAAAATGGCTACAGCGTATTAGGTGAAGTTGATCATCCAGATGATTTGAAAGTTAATTTGGACCGTGTTAGCCACATGATCACAGAAATGTGGATGGACGGTCCAAACGGTTACGGCAAGTTTAAAATCTTGCCTACACCAATGGGAAATCTAGTCCGTACTATGCTAGAGTCTGGCGTTAAGCTAGGCGTTTCTAGCAGAGGATCGGGCAATGTAGATGATAGATCTGGCGAAGTATCAGATTTTGAAATCATCACAGTAGATGTAGTTGCACAACCAAGTGCGCCAGGAGCATACCCCACAGCCATTTATGAGCATTTCATGAATTCAAAAGGTGGCTATAGAGCTATTCAAGTGGCACATGAAGTTAGAGAAGATCCAAAGGCCCAAAAGTATCTTAAGGAATCTATCCTTAATGTTATCAAAGGTCTAAAATAAGCCCGAGGAGACAATAAATGTTGGACGCATTCAAGAAACTTTTCGAGAGCGGTGTAATTTCTGAAGAAGTTAGATCCGATATCGAAACAGCTTGGAACTCAAAGCTCCAAGAAACTCGCGACCAACTTACCGCCGAATTGCGTGAAGAGTTCGCTAACCGTTATGCTCATGATAGAGCAGTAATGGTAGAAGCTCTTGACAAGATGGTAGGTGATAAGATGGAAGCAGAAGTTGCTGAATTCGTTGCTGATAGAAAGAGCCTAGCGGAAGCTATCTCTCAATATGAAGCAAAAATGACTACTGATTCTAGTTTGCTAGAGTCATTTGTTATTCAGAATTTAGCTAAAGAACTAGGTGAATTCCAAAGCGATCGTCGCAAAGTTGCAGAAAACTTCGCAAAGCTAGAAGCTTTCGTTGTTGAAGCATTAGCGAAAGAAATTAAAGAATTTGCAGAAGACAAGAAAGATCTTGCAGAAACTAAGGTACGTTTGGTGCGTGAAGCAAAAGATAAATTTGCTGAAATCAAACAAGCATTCATTCAAAAGAGTGCTACCATTGTTGAAAACGCAATTGAAGTTAATCTTACAAAAGAAATTACTCAACTGCGTGAAGACATTGACAGCGCACGCCAAAATCACTTTGGTCGTAAGATTTTCGAAGCTTTCAATGCAGAATTTATGACTAGTCACGTCAACGCAAAATCCGCAACAGCACGTCTGTTGAAGATTGTTGATAAGAAAGAACAAGAACTAGCAGAAGCAAAACAAGCACTAGCTGAGAAGCAAAACCTAATCGAAAGCAAAGAGCGCGAAACTCGTGTTGCATTAGATATGGCCGAGCGTTCAAAGGTAATGCAAGAACTACTAGCTCCGCTAAGTGGTGATAAGAAGGCAGTAATGAGCGAACTACTAGAAAGTGTACAAACACCTAAGTTAAGCATTGCTTTCGACAAGTATCTACCAGCGGTGATGGAAGGTAAGGCACATCAAACTAAGGCACCAAAACAACAACTAAATGAAGGCACAGTTATTACAGGCGACAAGCCAACCAAGATCACTGCCGAACAACAAGAAGGTATTGATAATCTAATTGACATCCGCAAATTGGCGGGTCTTAAAAATTAAGGAGAAGACATAATGTCCGTATTGCTAAACGAAAAATGGCAAGATACAAAAGAGGCCCTCCTAGAAGGTTTATCTGGGCACAAGAAGGCCGTAATGGGAGTAACCCTAGAAAATACACGCAAGTATCTTGCAGAAAGTGCAACAGCTGGTTCTACTAGTGCTGGTAACGTTGCTACTTTAAACCGCGTGATTCTTCCAGTTATCCGCCGCGTGATGCCAACTGTTATCGCTAATGAGATCGTTGGTGTTCAGCCAATGACTGGCCCAGTTGGTCAAATCCACACACTACGTATCCGCTATGCTGATACTGCTGATGGCGTGACAGCTGGTGACGAAGCACTAAGCCCATTCAACATTGCGGCTGGTTACTCAGGTAACAACAGCAACAGTGCTCCAAAGGCTAACTCAACCGCTGCTCTAGAGGGAACTCCAGGCAAGCGTATGAGCATCCAAATCTTGAAACAAGCTGTTGAAGCTAAGACACGTAAGCTAAGTGCTCGTTGGACTTTTGAAGCCGCTCAAGATGCACAAGCTCAGCAAGGTATTGATATCGAAGCTGAAATCATGGCTGCTCTAGCACAAGAAATTACAGCTGAAATTGACCAAGAAATCCTAGCAAGCCTACGTGGCCTAGGTGGTGTTGGTTCAACATACGATCAGGCTGCTGTAAGTGGTACTGCTACATTCGTTGGTGACGAACACGCTGCTCTAGCTGTTCTAATCAACCGTGAAGCAAACAAGATTGCTCAGCGTACACGTCGTGGTGCGGCTAACTGGGCAGTTGTAAGTAACCAAGCTCTTACAATTCTTCAGTCTGCTACAACAAGTGCATTTGCACGTACTACAGAAGGTACATTCGAAGCTCCAACTAACACTAAGTTCGTTGGTACATTGAACGGTGCTATGCGTGTTTATGTTGACGCTTATCTAGCTGATAGCGGTCAAGACAACAACCAAGTTCTACTAGGCTATAAGGGCCCAAGCGAAGCAGATGCTGCCGCTTTCTACTGCCCATATATCCCTCTAATGAGCTCTGGCGTTGTTCTAGATCCAGCTACTTTTGAACCAGTAGTTGGCTTTATGACACGTTATGGTTACGTAGAACTAAGCAACACAGCGTCATCTCTTGGTAACGCTGCCGACTATCTAAGCAAAGTGGCTATCACTTCTGCTAACGTCAGCTTCCAGTAATCTTA